ACCCCATAGTGTTATCGAATGGACCGCGGTGAGCTTCGCGCCGAATCGGTTTGACGCTACACTGCCCGCGTCGTCGATCGGACTGACGACTGTCAGCGCTGGCGGGATTCTGGATAGTTGGCACGCAAGAAACGCGCGACCAAACGCGCGGCTAAGGCTAAACGCAAGCCTCGGGCCGCCGCGCCCCCACCACCACCGCCGCCCCTTCTCAGCGTGAGCGCCGTCGCGAAAGCGGTCGGCGTCAATCGTCGCACTGTGGCCGAGTGGCGCGACAAAGGTTGCCCGCTCACCACGCTCAACGCCGTCATTCAATGGCGGAACGAGAATCTGCGGTCCGATCGCCAGCCCATCGAACAGCGTGATGGCGGCGCCAGCTCGATGACTCGGCTGCACGAGGCCCAGGTCCAAGCCAATATCCGGAAGATCAAAGGCGACACCAGGCTCCGGCACCAGCGTCTGTTGAAGGAAACCAACAAGCTGGTGGAACGCGTGTCGGTGGTGCGCGAGGTCGCCGAGCTCGTGGTCCGAGTGAAGGAGCGCATTCTGGCGCTGCCCGAGGAGCTCGAGAACCGCTTCGCGCCAGAGGTCCGCCTGCAGCTCAAGGAAGACGTCGACGAATTTGCCCGGCAGTTGCTGTTCGAAATGGCAACCTACGAGATTCTGGGCGATCCCACCGATGACTTGATTCTCGCCTCGGCCGATCTGATCCGCGCGAAGCGCGAACGGGCCGCGGCCAAGTCGACCCAGCCCCCGCCGGCAGAAGCCGGCTCCGAGACCGCGTCCAATTCATGACCGCGTTCATCGTCGTTGCAGCCATGTTGCTGTCCGAGTCGTTTCGCCAATTCGCGCCCGATCCGCCGGTTCGCACGCTGGATTGGTGCTTGCGCGAGATCAAGAACGACCAAAGGCGCCCCTACAGCCATAGCGAATACCCGCACCTCGGCGCCCCTGGCGGGCCGATGGACGCCAACGACGATCCGACCATCCGCCGGATCGTTGAAATGTTCGCCAGCCGCCTGGGGAAAACCTTCTTTGGCCAATGCGTCCAGTTGAAGGCGGCTGACACGGCGCCGTGCCCGATGATGCTGGCCGCGTCGGTTGAGAAGCTGGCGCTAGACATCACGGCCCGCACCTATCGCATGGCCGAGCAATCGCGCAATCTGCGGCGCCAGCTTATGCCGGAGCGATTGCGACGCAAGGACCAACTCGAGTTTGAGAGTTGCCGGTTGCACCTGGCGTGGTCGCGGTCAGTCAACACTTTGGCTGACAAGAACATCAAAATCGGTCACGCTGCTGAACTCGACAAATGGACTCGGGCACAGACCAGCACCGAAGCCGAGCCGCTGTTTCTCTTCCTGGAGCGGTTCAAAGACTTCGTGAATTACAAGGTCGTGCTAGAGAGTACGCCTACGGTCGCCGAAGTCTCTCGCATCGAGGCGTTGCTCAAGACGTCCAGCAATTGCCGGTTTAACGTGCCATGCCCGAATTGCCAACGGTATCAGGTATTGCACTTTGCCCGGCTTAAATGGGACCGCCTGCCCAACGGTGAGCACGATGTCGACGTCGCCGGTCGGACAGCCCGTTATCATTGCGACCACTGCAATGAGCCCTGCCACGATCACCATCGGGCCTGGATGATGCGCCGCGGCGTCTGGCTCCCGCATAACTGTCAGATCGATCATGAGAAGGCGCTCGAGGTGGCGGAACGCCGCAATCAGCAGTTAAAAGAGGGCACCTTCTCGGACGAGCCGGCCGGCCGCTATTGGAAGCACGGCTACGCGATCGGCGAGCCGACGCGCGATGGCAGCGTCGCCGGGTATCAACTCTCCAGCCTTTACGCGCTGTCGCTCACCTGGGGCCGGATTGCCGAGGAGTGGATCAGCGTCTACCAGGTCCCGGTCAACCGTCGCAACTTCATCAACTCCTGGCTCGGGGAAACCTTTCGGGAGAAGAAACGCAGCGAGAAGTGGGAAAGCCTGGCCCGCCGGCTGATCGTGCAGATCCCCCGCGGAATGGCGCCACTCTGGGCGTCGCTTCTGACCATGGGCATCGATCGCCAGAAGGACCATTACAAGTGGGTCGTCGACGCGTGGGGCCCGGGCGGCATGTCCCACACGATGGACTATGGTCGCGCGGACGACCTGCGATCGATCCTCAAAGAACAGATTCTGAGGAAATGGCAGCACGCCGACGGCGGCACGATTGAAGTCGCGCGGGCGATGGTCGACGCCGGCTTCGACCCCGAGGAACCTTACACGGTTTCCAAGGAGTGCCTCGATGCCTCGCCGCGGATTGTCTTACTCTGCTGCCACGGCTCGAGCCGGCCGCTGCAGGCGCCTTTCAAGATCACGGAATTAGACGAGCGGACCATCATGCCCGGTCTGCCCTACGTGCTGGTCGATGGCGATTGGACGCAACTCGGACTCGAGCGCCAGCTCCACGAGCTGCGGCCCGGCGAAAGCGGCGCGATGTCGGTCTTCGAGGCGGAGCCGGCCGAGCATGAAGCCTTCTTCCGCGAGCTGCTCAACGACGAGCCGATCTGGGGAACCGATCGCCACAACAATCCACAGTGCAGTTGGGACCGGATCACCGAGGCCGATCCCAACGATCACCGCGACTGCCGCAGGTACTCGACGGTCGGCCAACTGATTTACACCGAGGGAAAGCCGATTCTCAGTCGCGACCAGGAGCTGGCCAAACAGATGCCCCAGGTCACTGCCCCGCGGCTCATCACTCCCGATGGCCGGCCGTTCATGGCCGCGCCACGACGTTAATTCTCCGACTCAAATTATTCCAATTGCTATTCGAGGAGGACCGTGTCGATGGCCAAGAACAATCGCAAAGCTGCCGAGAAGTCGCAATCGCCTGTCGCCCCAACCGCGGAAGAGCTCGACGAGCAGCTCGATTCTGGGGCCGGCAACGAGACGCCGCCGGCGGGCGACGACGCTCCCGAGCAAGAGGGCCCCGAGGAAGAGGAGTCCAGTGAAGGGCCGCCGGCACCCGACTTGTCCAATGAGTTTGGCGGCGGCGGCGATAGTGGCCCGCCAGAGTCAGCTCCGCCAGAGACGCCGCCTGCAGGAGCGACACCGGAAGAGGAGTCGCCGCCCGCAGACGCGTGGCAACCGCCAACGCCGCCCGACGTGCACACGATCAGGGTCGCGTTTCCCGTGCTGGTGCCGCAGGATTACCCGGCCGGCGGTGCTCAGGCCCAGCGCCGCCAGCACTTCGACCTGCAGCTCTCGCCGCGGCAGGCCGAATCGGTCCGCCAGGTCTTCGCCGGTCTCAGGGAGCGGCCCCACCTGGTGCAAGAGAACGGCCGGCCGATCGTCACTCAGGTCGACGCACTGCGTTGGATCCTTGAGCAGATCAGCACCCAGTTGCCAGAGTGCGAATTGCTGCCGCCGACTGGCGCGACGGACTGACCAACCGCAGCGCACAGAAAAATACGCTCTGTCCGTTCTGTCCGGACTTCGGACAGGGTAGGCGCTTGAGGCCGCGCGCCCGCACACTCTGCGTATGGCGCTCGACTTGGAAGTCGAATTAGAAGCGGCACAAACCGCCTACTTGGCAAATGCCGACTGGCAGTCCAGTAACAGCGTGGCGATGGCGCGGGCTTTCGTGGCTGCCTGCACCAAGCTGCTGTTGCTCGTGCCGACGATGTCCAAGCAAGCCGGGCGCTTCGAGGTCCAGTTCGACACGGGGGTGCTCGCGGCCCGTTTGAAAGTGGCCGAGAGCTTCGTGGCATCCCAGTCGTCTGGCAAAGCTGTTTCGTATTCGTTCGAAAACTCGCGCTAGCCGCGCATCATGCCACGACCCACCCGCACGCCCAAGATAGCCGAGTCGTTCTCCGAAATGCGAGCGGAGTATGACGCCGCGCGCGAGAACCAGTACCGCCGGCGTCGGTTCGGGGTCACCGGGACGCCGCGGACCGCGGACTATCACGTCCGCAACGACGGCCGCTACTTCAAGATGATGGAAATCGCCCGGGACATGGATCGCAATGATCCCATGCTCGGGCAGGCCATTGATCGTGCGGTCGACAACACCATCCAAACAGGCCCAACGCTGGACCCTGATACGGGCGACAAGAAGCTCGACAAAGAGATTCGCAGCCGATTCAGCGACTGGGCCGACGATCCGGATATGTGCGACCTGGCTGGGGAAATGAACTTCCAGCAGATGGGGCGCACCGTCCTGCGGCAGTCGATCGTCGATGGCGACATCTTCCCGCTGCCGAACGAGAACGGCTCGATCGGCATGGCCGAGGCCCATCGCTGCCGGACGCCCTCGCGAATTCGCCGCAACGTCGTCAACGGCGTGCTGTTAGACGACAACCGGCGGCGGGTGGAATACTGGTTCACCAAGGACGAGATTGACTCGGCAACGCCGATCTCGCTGGCTGACATCCAGCCGATCAAGGCCCGCGATAAGTCCGGTTATCGCCAGGTGTTGCAGGTTTACAACCCGCGGCGAGTCAGTCAGACCCGCGGCGTGACCGCCCTGGCGCCAATGGTCGACATCGCCAGCATCATGGGCGACACGGTTTTCGCCATCCTGGTCAAAATCCAGACCTCGGCCTGCTGGGCGGTTGTTCGAAACCGCAGTGTCGGCTTTAGCGGCCAGGGCGAACGGGTTAAGGCCGGTTCGCAGTCGACCGAATTCAACGCGGACGGCACAACCAGGACGGTCGAGGAAATCTACCCGGGCATGGACATTCCCGGCCAGAATGGTGAGACCCTCACGCCATTCTCGCCCCAGGTTGTGGCGAACGAGTCGATCGAATTCATCGAAATGCTGCTGGGCTGGCTCGGCTGCAATATCGGCATGCCGATCGTGATGATGACGCTCGACAGCCGGCAGACCAATTTCTCAGGCTGGCGCGGCAGCTTCGAGCAGGCCAAGATGGGTTTCCGCGAAAACCAGCGGATGCTGACCAGGCGGTTCTACACGCCGGTCTATCAATGGAAGCTCCGCCACTGGATGGCCGAGGGAGACGAGTTCTCTCAACGGCTGCTGGGCGCCCCGCGGGCGTTCTCGCACCTCTGGGGCATGCCGAGCTGGCCATACATCGAGCCAGTCAAAGACGCGGCGGCCGACCTGCTGCAGATTCGCAACGGCCTGAACAGTCCGCGGCGGGTGCAGCAAGAACGCGGCCGCGACTTGAGTGACATCCAGGACGAGACGGTCGAAGACAACGGCCGCGCGATCGAGATCGCGATCAAGAAGGCCAAGCAACTCACCGAAAGCCTGGGCGAACCGGTCAATTGGCGCGAGCTCTTGTGCTTGCCCACGCCCGATGGCGTCACGGTCAAACTCGGAACCGACGAGGGGAGCCCCGCGAAATGAGAATTTCCGACGCCATCCCGCAAACGCTTGCGATTCCCCAGCACCGCATCGACGAGTATTTCGGCGTCTGGGCCGTGCTGGAGCACGAGTTTCGCGCGGGCATCGATCAGTTCTCGTCGGTCGATCTCAAGCTGCACCTGAGCGAGGCCATGGCTGCCCGCGGTGGTCAGCAGCAGCAGCAATCCAACATCGAATACGACGTAACTCCCAACGGCGTGGCGGTCGTGCGGTTGGAAGGCACCATGATGAAACATCAGTCGAGCTTTGGCGGCGCCTCGACGGTGCGGGTCAAGAATTCGCTACGAGCCGCTTCGCGTGACGAAAGCGTACGGGCCATCGCGCTAGTGATCGATTCGCCGGGCGGCACCGTGTCGGGCACGTCCGACTTGGCTGCCGTCGTGGCGGGCATTGCGGCCAAGATGCCGCTTTATGCCTTCATCCAGGACACCGGCGCCAGTGCTGCCTATTGGGTAGCGTCCAGCGCCACGAGGGTATTCGCCAATAGTGCCGAGGCCCGCGTGGGCTCGATCGGCACTTTCACGTCCCTGCAGGACAGCTCACGACGCTACGCGGAATTCGGCGTCGACGTCTACGTCGTCAACGACGGCGAGTTTAAGGGCATGGGCGAGCCGGGAACCAAGATCACTCCTGCCCACCTCGCGGCCATGAAAGTCCTGATTACGGACATGAACAGCGAGTTTAAGGCCGCTGTGGCCACCGGCCGCAAGGTCAGCCAGGCCAAAGTCAACGAATGGGCCAACGGTCAAGTGTTCGTCGCCCGCAAGGCGCTGGCGATGGGAATGATCGACGGCGTCCAGAGTTTGGAAGCAACGCTCGAACAGTTGGCCGTGGCCAAGCCGCCCCGCGCGGCTGCGCAACCCAAGGCCAGCGATAGGACCACCGCATCATCGGAGCGTTCCGATGTCACTCAAGCCGAGGAGGACTTTTCGATGGATCATCAGACCGCGTCCGCTCCGATCGCGCCCCCGCAAGCCACTGCCCCAGCGGCCGCCCCGGCGGTTGCGCAACCGGCGCCGGTTGCGCAGGCCACCGCACCGGTGACCGCTCCGGCCCCCGCCGCGACCGCCCAGCTCGTCGCCCAGCCGGTCGCCGGCGAATCGCCGGCCACGTTCCACCAGCTCAAGGCCGCCTGCTGGGGTGCCGACTCGACGTTCATCGTCGCGCAGCTCGAGGCCAATGCGACGATCGAAAGCGCCCAACGGGCGTGGCAAACCGAGTTGGTCCGTCAGCGCGACGAGGCCAACAGCAAGGCGGCGGCCGCGACGACGACCGCCACGAACGCGCAGCAGGCGCTGCAGAAGCCGGGCGTGCCGGCACCCAAGGCGACCAACGCCGCGGGCAACTCCCAGGTTAGCGCCGCCGACCCGACCGACGCGTTCAACGAGGCCGTGGCCGAGTACACGGCCAAGGGCAAATCGCGGCCCGACGCCGTCAAGGCCGTGATCGCCAACAAGCCGGACGTCTACCAGGCGTTCCTTGTGGCCACCAACGTGGCCGCCGGTCGCCCGGTGCCGCAGCTCAACTAGAGCCAGACAGTACCCGAGGTGCCGGCCTGACCGCCGGCGGGAGCTGCGTAGTTTAGAAATCGCAAATAGCCTCCAACTCAGGAGTTATCGTTATGGCTCAACAGCGAGTCGACACTGGTTTTCGAACCTTCGTGGCCTCGGCGGCAATCGCCGAGTTCCTGCGGGTCAAGCTGAACTCGTCCGGACAACTGGCCGTCGCCGGTGCCAATGATCTGGGCATCGGCTTCACGGAAGACGAAGCCTTCGCCGCGCTCGACCAGGTCGGGGTTTGCCTGCACTCCAAGCAAGGCACCTCGTGGGGCTTGGCCAGCGGCTCGATCACGGTCGGTGCTCGGGTCTACCCGGCGGCGGCCGGCAAGGTCAGCGCCTCGGGCTCTGGCATGCCGATCTGGATCGCCGGCCAAACGGTTGGCGATGGCGAGATCGTGGAACTGATTCCGTTCCACAATCCGGGCGTCTCGGCGGGCATTGTGGCCGCGTCCACCGCGATCGCCAGCACGAACGTCGAAGCCGCCTTCGACCAGACCGTGCCGATCCCGGCCAACTTCCTGCGTGCGGGCGACGTCCTGCGCGTGCGGGCCCTGGTCAGCGGCATCGGCGTTACCGCGACCCCGACCCTGACCCTCAAGGTCAAGATCGGCACCGTTGTGGTTTGCACCACGGGCGCCCTGACGGTGGCCGCGAACGACATCGGCGTGATCGACATCGACATTGTGCTGCGGACGGTCGGCGCCAGCGGCACCGTGATCGCGGGTGGCATGTTCAATCTCGGCGTGCCCGGGACCGCCAGCACGAAGGCCGTTTCCGCGGCCTCGGCCGCGATCGACACCACGGCGGCCTGTGACATTTCGGTCACCGCCACCTGGAGCGCGTCGAGCTCCAGCAACACCTGCCGGCTCGACATTCTCGACGTGACTCGGGTCACGGCCTAAGAGCCAAGACGGCGTTCGTTTCACGAATTCACTGAGGACTTGAGGAACACGGGGCCGCCCGACGACTCGGGCGGCAAACCAGATCGAAGGGTTGAAAAGCGGGAGTAGCTACCCGCCAGACAGCCATGAACTGTTGCTGGCCTTTCATGGGGGCCGCGCGATCGACGTGCGGCCCCATTTTTTGAAAGGATTAGCGACATGGGAGCTCCCACTACCGCTCTCGGCACTCTCCGACCCGAAATCGCGGCCAGCTTCGAAGAGTTTGGCCTGGAAGAAGATCGCCGCAATTTCATCGGGACGCGTGTCGCCCCGGTGACCGAGGTGATGGAATCGGGCGGCGCCTTTGGCCGCATCCCGATCGAGCAACTGCTGGAAAACCCGGACGTCGCGCGGGCGCCGGGAACCGGCTACCACCGCGGCAAGTGGAAGTTCGAGCCGGACACCTACGTGACCCAGGAGTATGGTCATGAGGAGCCGGTCGACCGCAACACCGCGAAGAAGTATCGCAACTACTTCGACGCCGAACTGATCGCCAGCAAGCGGGCGATGGACATCGTGTTGCGAGCCGCCGAGGTTCGCTGGGCCGCGAAGATCTTCAACACGACGACTTGGAACGGCGCTTCGTTGACCACGAACATTTCCGTGCCCTGGTCGACCATTGCGTCGGCTGTGCCGATCGCCGACGTGGAAGCGGCCGTCAACAAGGTCTACGACAACAGCGGCGTTTGGCCCAACACCCTGATCTTGACCAAGAAGGCGTTCCGGTATCTGCGTCGCTGCGACCAGATCATCAGCCTGATCAAGTATTCGGGCAACCACAACCCGACCGCGTCCGGTATCACGGCGGATGTGCTGGCCGAGGTCTTCGACCTCGAGCAAGTGATCGTCGCCGGCGGCACCAAGAACACGGCGGGCAAGGGTCCCGGCATCGCGGCCACTCCGGCCTCGCTCTGGGATGCCACCAAGGCCATGGTCTGCTACGTCGCCCCCTCGGGCGAAATGTCGGACCTCTCTCGGCCGACGCTGGCCCGCACGTTCCATTGGGACGAGGACGGCAGCTTGATCGGTGGCGCGTTCGAGAGCTACGAGGACCCGGCGATCCGCGGTCAATGGTATCGCTGCCGCCACCAGGTGGGCGAGAAGATCATGTACAAGGAGCTTGGCCACCTGCTGACCATTGACCGCGGATCGCCGGGTCCTCGTA